TCGGACGGTGTCTTCCGCAAGGTCACGGTATTCTTCCAGCGCGTCCATAACCGCAGTGGCGAGGTCACCAATAGGGGTTTTCCTGCTCATGACCGTTTCACCCGCTCTCCTGTCAGCTTCAAGCGCTGGTGTCGGAACTGGACATCGTCAACGGTTATGAGGTTGTAAATCCTGCCTGCAAACAAAATGCGAAACTGGGAGCAGTCCAGACGCTCCAGCTTCTTGCACCAGCGTATAGTGAACACCAACGTGTCGCCGGGGAGTGTTTGACCAGCAGCCTCATACTCTTTCCCAGACGAGAGATTGACATAGGCAAAGCAGGCATGGTAGTCAGCCCAGGTATTTTGCCTGTTCCCAATCTCGTCCTCGGTCACGCTTGCCTTCTGAATGGTGATGCGCTGACGCATTGCGCCGACTTCCATCATTAGAAAACCACCTCCCGTTTGCCAGAGAGGATGGCCTTCAGCATCCCAACCAGCTCAGTCATATTGGTTTCGCCACGGCTATCAAAGAGATAGCTGACTGCATAGAGGACAGCGACACGCACGGTATCATCATCGGGAAGGTCTTTACGCAGTATAGTAGCGCACAAATCCTCTGCGGATGCGATCAAGGAGAGCAGTAGGTCATCCTCATCATCGTATTCGATTTTCAGATACGCCTTTGTCTCTTCCAGAGAAACCAGCAATGCGGTCACCTCCACTAAAAAGTGCGGCTCCGGCAGGATGTCCCACCGGAGCCATATTGGGTATATCAGCCACCAGTGCCTGCAGCAGCGGCCATGGAAAGGGTCTTCACTGCCTCGGGCAGAATGAGCTTACCATCCACACGCTCGGAGGCGAGGAAGCCTACCTGACCGTTGGCAGCATACAGCTCATTCAGGCGCTTGAAGGAACGACCCTGACGGTCAGCGATCCAGTAATAGGAGAGGTCGCCAAACGCCATGACCTTTGCGCCCGCAGCAATGGTGGGGACATAGGCAGAGGTGTAGAGTGGACGATTCAGAATCATGTCGGGCACACCGATCTGGACAGAGGGCTGCCAGATGTAGTTGCCGTTGTTGTCCTTCAGCTTACGCAGGGCTTTGACAGTGGCGTCGTTCAGCAGCCACACGGCACGGCGACGGTAGGGGGACTTCAGGGAGTGATAGAGGTCCATCACATCGTCAAAGGTGATGGCGGTCTGGCTGGACACAGTCACCCCAGCAGAAGCGCCGCCAGTGGCATTGAAGATGCCCGTGGGCTTGCCGGTACCGTCACCAACGAAGAAGGCTTCCTCTTCCTTGGCACCGATACGACGGGCAAACTCACGGGCAATATAGGTCTCCAGATTAAAGGCAGAGTCGTTCAGGAGCTCATCAGAAACCTTCATCATGGTGGCCAGCTTGTAGGCAGAAATGGTCACCTGACCGAAGGCATCGTCATCCTCGGGGAACGCGCCCTCCTCGTCGATCCACGCAGCCTCGCCCTTGGAAGAGACGACGGGAATCTTACGGTCACCGGAGTTGGTCTGGATGATGGTAGCCAGGGAGCGGAAAAAGTTCTCCTCCTCCAGACCCTCAACGAGAGTGCGTTCAAACTCGTCGGGCACCAGGTAGCCGCCTTCGGTGTCGGTACCGACCTGCAGGGCGTTGCGCACATCATAGAAGTTCTTCTTGCGCATAGCATCCCAGAATGCCTGACGATATTCATCGGTGGCACGGCCGGTCTTTTCCTCGCCGCTCATAGCTGTGCCGGGCTTATTGGTGATGGGGCTGCTGGTGGGCTTGGACAGCTCAAGGTCAATCGCAGCCTGACGCTCCAGCCGGTCGATCTCTTTGCCGAGCGCCACCACATCGGCCTCCATCTTGTCATAGGTGGCGGTATCCTCCGCAGAGAGCAGGCCGTCGCCGCCACGCTTGGTGTCGAGGAATGCCTTAGCAGCTTCCCACGCCTTTGCGCGCTTCTCACGCAGTTCCAGAATTTTGTTCATTGTATTTTTCCTCCAATCACTTATTTCAAGAGCTCCAGCCGCTTATCCAGCTGGTCAATGGGGGTCTTCTTCTCAGGCTTGGGAGGTATGAGCTTCGAGAGCAGGGAGTTGGTGACCGCCATGCGGGAAAACATGATGGCCTCCGGCTTGTCCTGCTCCTGGGTCTCTTCACCTTGGCCTGCAGGGGAATCAAAAAGGATGCCGTCAGCGAAGCCCAACTCCACGGCTTTCGTGGCGTTAAACCAGCTCTCGGCATCCATCAGGTGCGAAATCCTCGCACGACTCAGATTGGTCTTGATTTCATAGGCGTTCATGATACTCTCTTTGACCTCGGAGAGCATATCGATGGCCTTCTTCATCTCCCCGGCATCACCAATCGCAATGGTGGCGGGGTTGTGGATCATCATCATGGCGACCGGGGACATGAGC